CCAGCGCACCCAATTCGTTGAGGAGGCACGCCCTATCGTGGAGGCTTATAAGGAGGCAGGGGGGAAGCTATGAGAGAGGTGGGTAGCAAAAAAAAATTAGGAGGCTTCCTAGAGACAAAATCCTGCCAAATAGGTTCCGAGGGACCTTATTTTGTGCGAGTTTCCCCCCAGAAACTAAAGGAAACCAGAAAGAAAAAATAAAATGAGCCAAAAAATACAACAACAGCATATCGACAAACTAATTCCGTATGCTCGAAACAGCAGAACACACTCGGATGAACAAGTGCTTCAGATCGCCGCAAGCATAAGAGAGTTCGGCTGGACAAACCCGGTCTTGGTAGACAAAAACAATACAATAATAGCAGGGCACGGAAGAGTTCTTGCCGCCCGAAAACTTGGGATTGAGGAAGTGCCAACAATTAGCCTAGAGCATCTGACGGACGGACAAGTGCGAGCCTATGTAATAGCAGACAACAAATTAGGACTTAATGCGGGATGGGACGATGGCCTCCTAATAAGCGAACTAGAGGCATTGAAAGAGGAGGGATTTGATATTGGGAAAATTGGATTTACTGAAAAGGAATTGGATGAAGTCAAAGAATTTGAAAAAGAAAATGAGAAAAATGAAGAGACTAAATTTTCAACCGAACTCGACAGAGAAAGCAATTACATAGTCTTAAAATTCACAAAGGACATTGACTGGATTCAGGCGGAAACTATCTTTGGGCTTGAGTCTACCTTTTCAAAAAGGGCGAATGGCAAGCCTTGGAGTAAGGGAGTGGGGCGTGTAATTGATGGAACAAAGGCAATTAAGAAAATAAAAGAAAGCACAAATGAAGGTTAAATTCTTTGCTCCGTCATATAAAAGGCCGAACAAAAGCGACACACAAAAGAACTACCCTTTTGTAAAGCTTGTGGTGCGAGAAAGTGAGGCAGACGAATATAGGAAAAATGGCAACGACATCTTAACAGTACCTGACTCGGCGCAAGGAAATGTGTGCAGGGTTAAAAACTATATTTTGAAAAACCTATTCGATGCAGATTGCCTTGTACTTATGGACGATGATTGCCGGGGGATTTACCGTTGGGAAAATCAAAAAAAAATAAAGTATAAAAGCGAAGAGCTAATGGAGTTCTGCGAGGCCAGCACAAGACTTTGTGCGGAGTGGGGATTTTCATTGTGGGGGCTTAATTGCGTTACCGATAAGGGGGCATATAGGGAACACACTCCGTTCAGCACATTAAAATTTATTGGGGGGCCATTCCAAGCACACCTAAACAATAAAATGCTTTATGATGAGAACCTGCCGCTAAAAGAAGATTATGATATAACCCTGCAACACATAGTATTTAATGGGGGATGCCTTCGATTTAATTTCTGTTCCTATGATGTAAAACAAGCGGAACAAGCCGGAGGATGTGCAACATATAGAAATCTTGATAGGGAAAAAGAGCAGTTCGAACTTTTGCAAAGAAAATGGGGAAAAGATATTGTGCAAAGAGACTATCAAAGTCGCAGAAGCTTTGATTTCAATCCAATCATTAAATCACCTTGGGCGGGAGTATAATGCAATACCCAAAACTCATCACTAAAAAAATAAGCGAGCTTTTGCCCGCAAAATATAACCCAAGGAAAATATCTTCCGATTCTTTGGGTAGGCTAACCAAAAGCTTAAGTGAGCTTGGCAATCTTCAGCCGATCACTTGGAATGCTAAAAGCGGGAACATCATCGGAGGACATCAGAGACTAAAATGCTATGAGGCACTTGGAAAAGAAGAAGTCGATGTGTGGGCGGTGTGGTTGGATGAGACGCAAGAGAAGGCGGCAAACCTTGCCCTTAACAAGTTGAGCGGTGAATTTGATATGCCCCGGCTTAAAGACATCCTCGAAGAATTAGACGCAGGGGAAATTGATATTGATATTACCGGATTTGGGGCTGATGAAATGGCCGAACTAATGGAGCAAGCTCCACCAGAAAAAGAAAAAGAAGAATTAGAGGGTGGGAAAAATTGCCAGACTTGTGGGCAACCCATTTATGGATGATAAGCCAAGCGGAACTCGTAAAAAAGTGGGGATATTCAAAAGGGCAGATCTCAAAGATGGCCTCAAGGGGGATGCCACTAACCTCCGAAGCCGAGGCGATGAGGTGGAGGGTTGCAAACCAAAAAGCAATCGGGAGGACAAGCCCACCCCTTAAACCAGCCAGCGCACCAGAACAAGTTGATGCACAAAATAATGGAGATTTTTCTGCCCTAAATACTCTTGGTAGGAAGCTTAGAGCCGAACGAATGGAAATTGCGTCATTCCGAGAAATGGTAAAAGCGGCAAGACAAGAAAACCCTATTGCAACAAGAGCCTCTATTCAAACTTACGAGAAAGCACAGAAAGTTGTCAGACAAGCTGAGATCGACTACCAGCAAGAAAGAGCCTATCTACGGCAAACAATCTCCATAAGTGAAGCGAGAGAATTTATTTCAACTTGGTTTGGAGCAATCCGCAACTTAATGGACGCTATGCCTTCGAGTTTGGCCGCGCGAGCAAACCCTAGCGACCCAGAGTGTGCCAAAAGGGCTATCCAAGAGGGCATCGATCAAATCTTTGTGACCATCCAGAAAGCAGAAGGGGCTTTTAAATGAACGAGTGCTTCATTGTTTTACTGGTAGCAATCGCAATCCTTGGCATAGTGCTTCCATTCCTTGACCGATGAAACGCTCTCCACTTAAACGCAAAACCCCTCTCAAGCGAGGAGGGAAACTACGCCGAGTATCTGCAAAAAGAAAAGGCCAGAACGAAGTCTACAAAGATGTGCGAGAAAAGTTTCTAACCCAAAATCCAGTCTGCCAAGTTTGCAAGTGCAAGATGGCAAGCCAAGTTCATCATAGGCGAGGAAGGTTTGGGGATAGACTAAACGAGGTGGAGTTTTTCTTGGCGGTGTGTTTCGAGTGCCATCACGAAATCCATCACAATCCAGCGTGGGCTTATGAGCGTGGATATATGGTCAAGAGATGAACACGCTTGCGGAAATCAACGGATTCATTAGGGAACTATTCAAACCTAGGAAGCATCTTTCAATTCCAGAGTGGGCAGAAAAGAATCTAACTCTATCGGCAAGGGTAACAAACATCCCCGGTGCGTATTCGACCAGCCTCACGCCCTATGTACGGGAGCCACTAGAAGCATTTGGAGATGATTCGATTCGGCGGGTGGTGTTGGTATGGGGGGCACAAACAAGCAAGACCACAACGATTCTGGCTGGCCTAGCCTATCGAATAGCGGAACGACCTTGCCCCGCCTTGTGGGTAATGCCGAGCGAGCATTTAGCTAGGTCTTTCACGGAAACTAGGTGGTTGCCGATGATTGACGATTGCCCAGCACTAGCCAGAGAGAAACCCGAAAACACCGACAAAATAAAAATCCTAGAGCAACACTTCAAACGATGCTCGGTATGGTGGGCTGGCACAAGCCCATCGGCTCTTTCTAGTCGCTCGATTGCGTTGCTCTGTATGGATGAGGTCGATAAGTTCCCGGAGCAAGCGGGGTCGGGACGAGAGGCGAACCCGGTTCAATTAGCAGAGGCACGAGTTAGCACATACCCAAATCATCTCATCATAGCGACCAGCACACCGACAACTGCCGACTCAATAATCTGGAATGAATGGCAGAAGGGGGATATGCGATTTTATTTCGTACCCTGCCCTCATTGTGGACACAAACAAAAGCTAGTCTGGGGACAAGTTAAGTGGGATGAGTCGGCCAAGATTGAAGATGGGGTTTATGATTTTAAGCTGGTGAAATCCTCGACCTACTACGAGTGCGAGGAGTGCAAGGGAAAGATTCAAGATGGCCAGAAAACCAAGATGCTTCGAGAAGGCGAATGGATTGCAACCAACGCAAAGGGAGAACCAGCCAGACGCTCATATCACCTCAATGGCTTATACGCTCCGTGGGTAACATTCGGAGGCTTGGCGGTGAAGTTTCTGCAAGATAAGCACAATGGAATTATTGGCCTACAAGACTTTGTGAACCGAGTTCTAGCAGAGCCTTGGATGGAGCACGAAAGTGAGAAGATGGAGATTGTGGCTGGCGATTACAAGATGGGCGAAGTTAGAGTTAATGAAAAACTTATTATGGCTTGCGACATCCAAGAGGCGGGGGGCTTCCACGCTTGGTGCGTTGTTAGGGCTTGGGATATTGAGGGCAGATCACGGCTTGTTTGGGCTGGAAGGTTAGAGACTTGGGGAGACATCCAAGCCAAGGCAGAGGAGTTTGGGGTTGAGTCGAAATGCGTTTTCTGCGACTCGGGCGATCAAACCAGAGATGTTTACTATAACTGTTGCAAGAATGGTTGGATGGCTTTACTTGGTTCAGATCGAACCAGCTTCTCTGAAATTGTGGGGGAGCAAAAGCTTCAACGCCCATACGCTCGAATTGCCAATGGCGACCCCTTCAGCGGTAAGGCAGTTCAATCGAGGGCTGGGTGGAAGTGGAAATTTTGCCCAGTTTGGAGGTGGTCGAATCCATCCATCAAAGACATTCTCTCGAACCTAATCAAAGAACCCGGCTACATCGCTCTCGACACCCCCGATGTTTGGCGAGTGCATATCGAAGCAGAGGTGAAGGTGCGGGTAAAAAACCCTATGACTGGCAGGGAA